CGCAAGAGTAGCAAAGCATTTATTCTTCCTCTTCTTCCCAGAACTCTGGGTATCTTATTTCTTCTACGATATCAAAATCATCGTTTTCAACGTATGTTTCAAACAATGTCTTGTCTTTAATATATCTAACCTTTGAGACATGTGCCCCATAGGATACAAGCTCTCCATATATTCCCTCTGAATGGATATATATAAAATCGCCGTCGCTCATATTCCTTCCGCCCCTTCAAGATCGCATTTGATTCCAAATGACTCTATTATTGCCTTCATGGTGTGTAAATACTCCATGATAGTTATATGTTCCATTGGACTAAATTCTGTTATGTTTGATTCATAGATTCTCAAAGAGAGCATCCCTGGATATTCCACAACAGAAACCTTGAGTTTGGGATACGGTGACTTTATCTGTCTAATAGCTTTTTGTACTTCTTTGCTATACAGCACGATATACCCCAAGTTTTTCTAGCACAAGTCTCCAGTCCTCCTGTGACTTATGCATGTTTCGAGCACGGTCTACTTTACCGCTATTTAAATATATTCCGCCCCATACTCCTACTTCGTTACCATCTATTCCAGCTTGATGACAATATTTTATTACTGGACATGATAAACACATAGAGTCAATGGTTGACGCATGTATTGGATCTTCTTCGTACTTATCAAAGAAGTAATCTGTAGGCATTCCATTGCAAGCTGCAAGATCCTGCCATCTAAAGTTCTTTTTATCTAAACCTAGTTTATTTAATATTTCCGACACTGGTAGGTACTTTCCAAAGTCCGTCGTTGTTTACGACGATTCGCTTTGCAGTTCCCCATTGGCCATCATGAAATCTACCATTTTTCTTCGACCATCCTGTGTGTGTAGGAGTCCATACGATTAGATCGTAATTTTCCCACCAGGCATTTGGGGTTGTTCTAACAAATTTTTCCGCCTGATTTAGATTTAACATTCTGAATTTGTATTCAGCCATTAACCGTTCTTTCTCATAGTTGTTTGTTCGGACTTTTCTATTTGAGCAATATAGCCTACAATATATTTAAGACAACGCTCAATCTGCTTTAGTGTTGAGGATATCTCTTTTAATGTCTCTAGTATTTGCTTAAACATATATATATAATATCAAATTTATAGGGTATATGTCAAGCGTTTTTGTACTCTATTACTCTGATTTTATTTGATTGTGCTGATTCACGGATCTTACCCGCCTTGTAGTCTGCGCCTTTGTTGAACAAAAGCATAAAGTCTGGGGACTGGTCTAAGACCTTCTGAATGCGTTCTTCTAGAGTTGCGGACTTGTTAGGTATGAATTCAGATACCTTAAATCCTTTTCCAGTTAAGAAAGCTTTAGTCTTAGCAACATAAGAACCAGCCATTTGCTCTGCACCCTCACGATCCAAATGTAAGAAATGAATTTGATTATCATCTTCTGACATTTCTTGGATTGCTAAGGTAATTGCTCTGGCCAATATCATATCGTTATCCCAATCTTGGGATCCAGTAACCCACAGCTTCATTTAACACCTATGCTGTTTGTTCTGTAGCTGGTGCTTCTTCAGCAGGAGCTTCTGCAGGTGCAGCAGTTTCTTCTGCTGGTGCAACTGTTTCGGCTGGTGCTGGTGCTGCAGATTCTGCTGTTACAACATTTTCTGCAGGAGTTTCTACCACTGGTTCTGCTGGTGTTTCTGCAACTGGTGCAGGAGTTTCAGCGGGAGCAGAAGATTCTGTTACAATTTCTGGCTCTAGTGGTTCGTCGTTTTCTTCTTCAAGATCAACCAATGCTTCTGCATTGGATGCTTGTGCTTGTTCTTTTCCTAATGTACCTAGGAACGCCCCATCCCAAATGGAACTCATCTTATTCGTCCTCTTATTCTTGATAGATGCTGCTTTTTGACGAGACCAGGAAAACCCTGCGTCTCCACCCCATAGATCCCAAGCAACACGGCCTGGGCTAGGGAATCCTTCTTCGCCACTGTTAAATCCAGTAGCCTTTTTGTCAACCTCATGACGGCTAAAGAAAGAGAACATACGCATAACTGTACTGTCACTTAGTGCAGTACCATTAACAATTTGGTTAGCACGAGTTAATCCAACTCTTGTGCCACCACGCTTTCCTTCTTTCTTCCATTGCAAAGCACGGCGAGCTGCCGATTTCATACCACTAGTTGGTGTGTGTCCTTCTGCCATAATATCTCCTTAAG